CAAGTTTTAGTAAAGCTTCTCTTGCTTCTTGGTCATCCATAGAGGTGACATCAAATTCGTTTCTCATTTCAGAATTTATATCATACATATCGTTTGTGTAAATCATACAGCCTGTGCTCTGTGCAAGTTACATTGTAGGGGGCGATTTAACCCCCGCCCCCCGCACGACCTACCACATGTGGTAGCAAAACGGAAATAGGGTACCTAGATCTAGTGTTTACAGTTGTTTATGGATTGTTGATGGGCTGGAAAGATGGAAACCTGGATGCCCCAGCAGGGGCACCCAGTATCGTGGTTATAAGATATCTTTTCCCACCATGTTGTGTAGATTGCTCACGATCTTACGTGCCCAAGCTTTTACCTTAGGATCATCCACACTAGCAATAAGATGAAAAATTTCAGAATTAAGGTAATCGCAAATAGCACGGTAATCTACCTCTCTTCTATTTGTGATTTGATCAGTCTCTCTGTCTAGCCTTGATACAGAGTCAAGACGCTCTTGCAAATCTGCAAAGGGTCTATTGACCAAATCGTTATTGTTGTTAGGCATGAATTATAATCTCACATATCCTAATTAATTGCAAGAACTTATTAACTTATCTGTGGATAACTTTTTACCTCAGAAACTCCACCTCTGCCACCGACACCTCCGACACCAGACTAACCCACGTTGTGGGCGGAAGCTCCGCTTTCTTACGTATGTACCTGACCTATAATGGTAGTTTGTAATGGAGAATGGAGAATGGACTCGTGGGCGAGAGTTGAACTCGCATTATTAGATTTGCAGTCTAACGCATAACCCTTCTGCCACCACGAGAATGGCACGAGGGCAAACGCCCTCGCACTAGAGATAAATGTTATTGAGTTTGGATTTGAAGAAGTGGGAAATTCTCTGTGAGAATGTCGCTCTCTTCTTCTTGATCAATCAGTGGTTTGAGTTCAACTGACCTAACAAGCTTAGTCTTGTAAGACTTGTACACGTCTGGTTGCTCTTTGCGAAAAGATTCACTATCAAATCTTTCGTACTCTCTGACGATCACGTTTAGTTTGTGATCAACGCCCTTGAGGACTTTGTCCTCTTCGTTTATGAAAGACTTAACTAAATCTTTCTGTTCCTTCAACTTCGAACTGACGAAGTTGCTTAGAATTGTTAGCCTTGCTAACTTGTCTATTTCCTTCTTTTTGTTCATGTTGCCTCCTTTGGCTTTAGGGCGAACAACCTAGCTAGGTGAAGATTTAATCTTACATAACGAACGCCCATATATTATATATAGTGATGTCCTAACTAATTGCAAGTAATTATTTAATTAAGTTGTGGATAACTTTTTCACCCACAGCTTGTGCTGTCAGAACCCAGCGGGGGTAGCTCCTGCTTTACTGGTAGGTACACCTAGAATGGTATGAACAAATGGAGAATGGAGAAAACCAGCCACAGCAGCGAGGCCATCAGGAAGCTGGCCAGCAACTCTCTAAAAAAAGAACCGATACCAAAAGGTAGCTCTGCAATGGAAAAACAAATCCAGACTCCTGCTATACAGAGCAACCCAAAATATGCTAGAAAGGCGGGCAACTAAGCAGTCGCCCTTTCCTCATCATCCCAGTCCATGCAGATCTCACGACACACATCTTCGCATGCCCACCACGCCAGCAGGTTCCTAAACTGCAGGTCTGATGCCACGTTACTGGATCCGTTAAAGGTTTCTATGAAATGGAGAATAGAATCAGAGCCACAGTCAGAGTACGAGTCCCACAACATCTGCCAAATCTCCTCTTTGTATTTTTCATAAAAGGCATTGGTGTCTGCGTAGTATATTAGTTCAGAGATCGTTCCCCCCTGGCATCCGTTCAGGACAACATCAGAGATGGTGCTCCTGTCCTGTGTGTCCAGGAGCCACTCGCGAATGGAGCTTTGTTCAAACTCTACTGGCATCGTGCTTCTCCTTCCAGCTCACGAACCATGGACACCTGGTCCATCCGTGTTGGAACAATAGTCTGTATTCAATGTGCTTGAAATGATAATTCATCTTCCTTCTCCTTTGTTTAGTAAGGGAAATGTCAATCCTGATCGGACTCGTTATCATTTCCCTTTTGTTTAAAACATGGGCGAGAATTTCGTGTAATCACTATCAACCGCCCATGATCTTCAGCACGATCCAGGATCTCGAGTCATTACGGCAACTACCTGGACCTAAAGAAGTCCCTGATATTCGGGAGAACATAACCAACTAAGGTATGCTTCGGCTTCTCTATTAATATATATAGTCCTAAAATGTTGGGATGTCAAGAGCTAATGTAAGTTTTTTTACCACCTGCTGTGCCGGGTTACTGGACACCAGCTCTTGTATGTAAGAGTAATGGTATGTTGAAGATCCTAATGGAGAATGGACAATGGAAAAAGGGTGGTGAGCCGAGGACTTCGACTCACCGTTTTGTTTAATGTTTGGCTAACTAAACAAAGAAGGAAGATCTAAGCAGTAGCACAACGTACTCCTGCTGTCAACTACCAGCAGCCTGGCGGGGAATCCGCCATCGCAGCCTGGGATCTGGGACTGGCCCTTAAATGTAATGGGCAATGGAGAATGGATTATCGGAATGGACTAATGGAGCTTCGTACTGGAGCTACCATCAGGAGTCCAGGCACCCAGCAGGTGGACCAGCATCTCCCATCCGGGGTTCTTGGTTGACCTGGTAATGGAGCATAATGGAGGCTTATCGCTAATGCGCAATGGATCACGAACAATGGACCCTGAGAATAATTTAGCCCCCTTCGAAAGAGGGTCTCTGGCAAGCACAAACACAGGGCATCCAGCAGAATAATGTCGATTAATCCACGCTATTTGATGTGCTGAGAAGTTAAGTTTGTTATTGATTATTTGTTTTAGCTCTAGCCAAAAGCCACGCCTGTAAAAACCGAACAAGTCAGGTACGCCAAGCCCTGTTGATGTTTCAATTCTAGTCCAAATGACTGATTTTGTGTTATTTTTTAGTTGGTTGTAAAGATTCTTCTCTTCCGCCATGTTTAATTATCCAACACCTTTCTTTTTCAAGATCAACCATCAATAACTCAACCTTTAATTTTTTTTGTAATGGTGTCAATACTCGATTAATTGTCCTGCCTTTTTTATTTCCTTTTTGATATCGCAAAGCAGTTTTTACATCATACAAATGGACTTTACCTCGCTTATCGATCGCAACGAGGTCAACGCAACCCGTGTCATGAATCGTTTTAAATACCAGATTCCCCGTCTTCAGCAAGTAAGTCATCGCTATGCTCTCCGACAGATGTCCCTTCAGATGTGTTCTGTTCAATAACTTTATAGTCCCCTTGAATGGATAATTTTTTTCGAAGTTCAATTAATTTATCCTCAACTTCACCAACAGACATCTGATCAATAGTACCATGCATAATTTCTTTTCTGTCTATATACAACCCAGCCACCATACCACGATATTTCTCAGCGGCAATAGCTCCTGTGTAATTACCAGCAGCTTCGGCAGAATCTCTTAATTCTGCTAGTTTTTGCACGTGTGATTTGTATGTAATGGAGTACCTACGAGCCAATTCGGCACGTTTTCTGTCTATTTCAGCGACAACATGAGGATAATATTTAGGATTTTGTAATTGACTTGCATTGACAGTAGCACCACTTTCAGCGTATCCAGCATCAATTGCACACTGTTTTGCACTCTGCAAATGCCCTTTTTCGATGAAAATATCGACAAATTTCATCTGTTTTGGGGTCAATTCGAGCATTTTTTCAGGTTTTTTTGTCATAGTTTTTTCCATATTCTATCACATCACTCTCGAAAAAGCCTTATTTTTCAACAAAGCTTGTAAATTGTAAGCCGTCCGTTTACAACGAGATGACAACTTATTTACAGAGGGAACCCGCGATATATATATGTTTTTACTACTTTGTAAATATGTAAACCGATTTAGCTCATTTCGTGCGGTTTTAGATTTAATTTGTGTAGAATAATATATATAGTGATTTACATGAGATTGGTCAGGATTGATTGGGAGGATACTATTGAACATCAGACTGGTTGGTACGAACAAGAAGACATCGAAGACCTTGAACCACCACCCCTTGTTTGGAGTTGGGGATTAATTTTAAAAGAAAAAACAGACTCAATTACTCTTGTCGCTGATTGGATACCATCAACTAAAACTTTTGGTCGGGGGACCACGGTCCCTAAAGGAATGATCAAGAAAATTACAGACATAGCTATTATCGATATGTCAGACATCAATTTAGATTAGCGATTCCAC